GTATGTCGTTAAATACGCCTAATACTAACACATTAGAAATGGTTAACGCTTTTCAAATATCTAATCTTCGAGCACAAAATCTTAATACAACTGGTAGGCCAGTAAATTTTGCTATTTCTGATGGTAGTATTGAGGTTTTTCCAACGCCTGATGCTTCTTATACTTTAGAGCTTCTTTATTACGAAAAAATATCACCTTTAAGTGTAGTAAGCTCAAATTGGGTTTTAAGCAATCATCCTGACGCTTATTTATATGGTTCTCTTATTCATTCCGCTCCATATTTAGCAGATGATGGTAGGATACAAACGTGGGCAGCGTTGTATCAGAAGGCTATTAATGATATTAATAGTGAGAGTGAACGTTCAAAAACTAGCGGTTCTGGCCGCAGAATGAAAATAAGGAGTTATTAAATGGCATCAATTAACGATAGAGTGTTGGACAACGGGCTAACGATTTTGGACACCGAAGCCAACAGAGTAGATATTACATCTCAAGAAAGCACGACATTTGCTGAAGCAACAACAACACATACTTTAGGCAATACAACAAGTATTACTATTTCTGCGCCTGCTGACAGAACAGGGGGAGGTCGTAAGGTCACTCTTTCTGCAATATCAGGAGCAAGTGTTACTGGCACAGGAACTGCAACTCATTACGCAATAACTGACACAACAAACTCTAGGTTGTTGGTGACAGGTTCATTGACAGCTTCGCAATCCGTGACATCAGGGAACACATTTAGCCTTGAAGCCTTAGACATAGGTATTCCTGACCCATCATAAGGATTAGAGTATGCCCGCTGTTGGTAATAGGATAAAAGTTGAAACTGCCACCACTGGCACAGGTGCGATAACTTTAGGGTCAGCCGTTGATGGTTTTCAAACCTTTAACGGTGGCGGAATATCTGATGGTGAAACTGTTAAATTTGTAATCGAAGACGGAACAAATTTTGAAATATCGCAAGGTGTTTACACGCATAGCGGTACGACATTAACACGGACGTTAATAGAAAGTTCGTCAGGTTCGCTTTTAAATTTAAGCGGTAGTGCCGTTGTCTTTGTGACTTTTACAAAGGAAGATATAGTTTCGGCGGGTAAAACTTTGGGCTATTCGCTCATTTTTGGTTTTGGATAGGATATAATATGGCAAACCCTAATATAGTAAACATTAGCACTATTAACGGAAAGACACACGGGCAAGCACTAACCACTTCGGCGGCTAACGTTGTTTTAAACCCAAGCGGTAGTAATAAAATATTTAAAATTAATAGTATTGTCTGTGCCAATATAGATGGGGCTAACGATGCCGATGCCTCTGTTTCTGTATATAAAAACCAAGCAAACGAGTTTTTCCTTGTAAAAACGGTTAACGTGCCTAAAGACGCTACACTGGTGGTATTGTCTAGGGATACTGGAATATATTTAGAGGAAAATGACAGTATAAGAGGGTTAGCATCTGCTAATGGCGACATAGATATAGTCGTTGCTTATGAGGAAATATCATAGGTGAAGAATGCCGTCAGGAATAACTAAATTTGGCAGTCTGAAAGGTTCAAAAGAACATCTGGAAGACGATGACGGTAGGTTTGGCTTAGAAAGCACAGAATATTATAATTCTTTAGCGGCACCTCCGGGCGAACATTATTACTACAATCCGGGCAGTTACACATGGGTGTGTCCCCCAGGCGTATTTAGTATTTGTGTCGTTTGTATAGGCGGTGGCGGTGGTGGTTACCAATTTGATTTTATGGGTGTGCCTTTTGCTGTTGTAGGCGGCGGTGGTGGTACATTAGCATATAAAAACAATTTCGTAGTTGTTCCGGGTCAGGGATACGATTTAGTTGTAGGTGCAGGCGGCACAGGTGCAACTGCTCAAAGTGGTGCGCTTCCAAGTGGTACTGGCGGTTCGGGCGGTCAAAGTTTTTTTAACAATACAACTACTTGCCAAGCGGGTGGCGGTGACGGAGGTAGGTCAGCTTATTTCAGCAGTGACCAAGTACAAAGCACTGCGCCAGTAGGTGACGGTGGTGGTCGAGGTGGATACAATCCGGGCTTTGCTCAAGCACACCCTCTTGGTGCAGGTAGAGTAGGCGGTGGAGGCGCGGCAGGTTATTCAGGAAACGGCGGTGGTTTTAGTTGGACTGCAGGCGGTGTTCATGTGAACCCATCAGGCGGTGGTGGCTTTCAAGGTGCTGTTGGTGCTTTTGCGGTTGGCGGTAATACTGGTGCAAATTCGGGACCCGGAGGCGGCGTTGGCCCATATGGAGAAGGTGCTTCGGGTTCTGCATACGGCGAAAGTGGTTCGCTTGGGCGAAATGCAGGTTTAGCCGCTCCTTCTACCGCTAATAAAGCAATTCCCGGCGGTACACCTACTTGGGACCCCTCAACCCCTTCTATGAGCCCATTACCCACAACTCCACATAACAGTGCTGCCCAAAGTAATGCAGGTATACATGGTGGCGGCGGCGGTAATAATGGCGCAGGTCCAGTAGTACAGGTTTCTTATGGTAGCCCTGCACTTTATATCGACACAGGTGTAGTTGGTAATGGTGGTAATGGAGCCGTTAGAATAATATGGGGGTTAGGTAGAGCCTTCCCTGCTACAAATTGCAGTGATAGTTATAGCGAAACGGTGCAGGAAAACTAATGAAAAGACAGTTTGGGTATAGAGGTTATGACCAAGAGCCAAAATCAGAACCTTGGAACGTGCAAGGGGTTGTGGAGGTAGATGAAGTACATGGTTGGCGTTTAGGTGGTCAATACCAACCTAATGTCGGTATAACAGGTTTAGAATTAAGAAAAACAAGTGCGGTTTTTTCGGATAAACACAACGACCAAGCTAGTGTTATTCCGTTTATACAAAACAATGAATATGTTTTACATTTATTAGAAAAGACAGCCACAAACACTGGAACAACGACACGTTATTGGTCAATCGACAGTGCTACTTATGACGATGTGTTTCAAGACCAAACGGGTAGTGTTGTTATTGATAATGCCACTGGTCGAGGAACAGCAACATTTAGAACTAGGTTCGTTCATTGGTTTACAAGTGCAACAACTTTTAAATTACGAATAAGGTCAGGAAGTACGAGCGGTCCAGTTATTGCGACATTCGATTTGCAACCTTTGTTACCCACCGCGATTATTCAGTATTTTGATGTAAATGGTAACCTAGATACTACTGCGGTTGGTTTGCCAGAAAATCAAGTTTCGGAAGATTTTGCTGATTTTAGGATGACAATTCTAAATGTTGGAGAAAATAGCAGTGCAGGGTTTGGCGGTAAATTAAAATTACAAGTTGCAAGTGTAGGGTACGGTACTGCAAGTGCCGCCGATATAAATTTACCAACTTTACCATTTGACCAAACAAACGCAGTTGTAAACAACAGCACCCAACAGACAGGGGACGGGATAACTTCTTCTACTATATTCGATTTTACAGATATTAATGTAAACACCGATGCAACAACCGAGGGGTCAGAAACTTTTACTTTATACATAAATGCTTATAAAGACCCTGTTGTTGGTGGCGTAGTGGCATTGCCACAAGTCGATTTAACTATATTAGACACTAGCCTCTCAGGGGTTTCTTTTACGATTACTAGGGCAACAGGAAGTTATCCCGGTTACAGACAGGGGACACCCGGCGGGCCTACATCAACCTTAAATTTTCTGTACCCTCAGATACAAACAGCGTTTAACCCTTCTCAAGGGGGAAATTTGAATACTCTTTACCCTTTGGGGTACTGCCAAGAAGGTGACACTGTTGGGTTTGACGTTGTGGGTTCCGCAAATGCTGCAGGTCGTTATTATTATGAAGTGCAGCCAGTTACCACAGCATCATCGGGGCCAAATAATCAGTATTATAACGCATCTTACCCTTCTGGTAATCCCCCGCCGCAATTTAGTGGTAACTTGGCACCACATCTAACTCCGGGTCAGGATACAGATGTTTCACATGGTCATTTTACTATAGACAATAGCGGTAATTACCAAGGCATTACAGACCACGATAATGATAACGCTTATTACCCTCCTGATGTTTATAAAAGTAAGGATGCAATAGATATTAAAGTTTTAGATGACACTTTTCACCGAAGCACCGCAGGTGAATTGCACGAAGGGTTTAAAATAGTCATTTATCCAGAAAATAAATCACCTGCCACACCTTTAGGCAGTAGTGAAGCTATTATGGTAAGTGAGGCAAACACAGACGGAAATCTTTTAGATACAACGCACAGAGCAGCCGTAACTTATCAAACGAAAGCCTATGTTGACACTACTGGAGTAGTAGCAGGTAGCACAGAGGGTTTTGATGTTATAGATTTATATGTCGGTTCTAGTTTAAACGGACAAAGTAAAAGAATTTACGTTGGTATCAAAGTACCGAACTCTGGTCATGCAGATTTTGCGGCGGGTGTTTATGATTATGCAATAGCGGGTTTGCAAATATTAGATTTAACACAAACGAACCCAGTTAAAAAAGCTATGCCAATTACTACTGATAATTATCGGCGGTGGCAAATAGCAGGTAGTAACCCATTAACTGAAAGCCCAAGCAGTGATGGCTATTTCGAAACTCGTAATAGTACGGACACAGGTGATGCCACGAGCGGTGATTTGTCTTATGATTACGCAACTGGTGTTGCGGGAAACTACACTCGCATTATGGGTTCAATGGTAGGCTCGACTAATAATGTTACGGCAGGGCAATGGAATGTTTCTATGAATGGTGGTGGCACACCGACAGCAGGGACAGGAATGTTAACAGGTATAGACCCAAACACCCACAGTGCTGCGCCTAATTTACAACCTATAAACCCTAATCGAACACAAATACAGCCACCTCTTTGCGAGCCTTCTGTTGCGGCGGCGAGTAATGTAGGTCATTATTTTTTTGAAAGCACGTTAAGCGGTAGCACAAACACAGGATTAAGCAGGAGCAGTTTTAGAAGCCCTAAACATACTTTTACTACTGGCGAAATTGTTAGGCTTTGTTTTGCAATTTGCACTAATGAAACGCACGTAAATTTTAATGCACAAGATACTGGTTTATATATTACTGTTGATTAGGATTATACAAGATGACTTTATATTCACATAACAGAAATACACCCCAACCATTACCTGAAAAGGTTGTAATGCCTAATGGTTTCACTCGAACAGATAGTTCAACATTTACAGAAGAGGAATTGGCAGAGTGGGGTTATGTAGCCGCACCAGAAAAACCAAGTTATAATGATAATTTTCAAAAATGTCTGTGGGTTAATACGGAATGGGTTGTAAGCGATTATAACGACGATGAGAAAGCCGCTCGTAAACAAATGGCATGGCGAGAAACATTAAAAAGCGTATTTATCCAACAGCATACGGCTTATAAAATATACATGGAAACTAGAAAAGATGTGGATGCGAATAGACAGCCTATGTATCTATTATCTGTGGTCGATGCGTATTTGCCAACTATCACTGATGATGCTGTTTACGATACTTGGGACGAAACAACTGCAACTTTTTCTATCCCTGCTTTTCCTGCTAACGATATAAACCCTGATTGGGATCCTAGTTAATGCTTGGCTTCGATGCAATAGCCGCCCATCCGTTAGGGCACACTGGCAAGGTAAATAGATTTCTTGCAGGTAATGATGTTATAACGCAAGCACCAAGCGTGCCAACTACTGCGGTTAGCCAGGTTCATACATTTGCATCTGCTAATATAGAAACACAAAACCCTGTCGTTGATACTACGGGCCTGGACCAAATACATCTTTTATCTGCACCGGATTTAGAGACACAAAATGTTTCAGTTCCTTCAATAGCAGTAACCCAGGCGCACGACCTTGGTTCGAGCGATGTAACTACACAAAACTTTTCTATAGTTTCTGCTAATATATCAGAAAATAACGATTTAAGTTCGGCCGATATAACATTCGGTAACCCTACGGTTGCGACCACTACCCTTAGACAAGAAGATCAACTAACTGCGCCTGATTTAACTCTTGGCACGCCAGTAGTTGATACAAGCGCAATAAGTCAAAACCATAGTATTACTACCGATAACGCTGAAAGCGGTAATGTTTCTGTAGCAACATCTGCGATTACGCAAGCTCATGTAATAACGAGCAATAATGTCGATAGCGGCGCATTTTCTATTTCGCAAGGCACTTTAACGCAAAATCACCCATTTGCGGCAAACGATATTTCGACAGGCAATGTTACTATAGACACAACTTTATGTGGCCACGAACACGCTTTTGCTTCTGCGGATATTGCTTTTGGAACACCAACAGTTGCTAACACGGCAATCACTCAATCGCATAACGTACAAGGCGTTTATAATGGCCAAGCCGCAAGCGTTGTTTCTTTAACAATATTCGAAGACGAAACATTTAGTGCGCCTAATGTCATTACGGGTACGGTTAGGGTGTTACCTGGTACCTTGACGCAAAATCATGTGTTAACAACAGATGACGTTATTTCTCAGCAACCAAGTATTGCTAACGCACTTGTTAGAGAAAATAACGCTTTAACTTCAGACGATGTAACGGCGCAATCTCCAACAGTAGATACGACAAACATCGTTATACAAATAGAATTACTAAGTAATGATGTATCAACGCAATCACCGACTATCGGGCAAGGTGTTTATACAGAGCAACAAGTTTTTACACCTGTTTTTGTAATAGGTGGTGTAGATGTAGGGCAAGCGACTATATCACAACTTAATGCTTTATTAGCTAATGACGTTATTGCTGGTAATGTAGATGTTGGAACCACTCAAAACCCTTGGGGCTCTGAGTTAACTCCTGCACAATTAACTTTTACAGAACAATCAGTTTCGTCAACAACTTATACAACACAGTTGCCGCAAAGCGAGACATGGACGGATGCGGCATAACGTGATATGTTAAAAAAAATTAGGAGATAAGCATGGCAATATCAGTAACAAAGCCCACTGTTGGAGGTAGCGAGGACAGTTGGGGAACAACTATCAATAATGCGCTCGATACGGTGGTAAATGCTGTCAACGGCACATCAGGCACTATCTCACCCAATTTTACTAGTTTTCAGATAAATGGAACAACAGTAAATGCGGATGCTGCTGAGTTGAATAAATTGGAAAATATGACCGCAAGCACAGCCGATCTTAACTTACTTGATGGCGCAACATCTAACTCTGTTGTTAACAGTAAGGCTGTCGTTTACGGTTCATCTGGACAGGTTCAAGCCACAACCGTTGACTTGGGCGATTGGACAATCACACAATCTGGCAGTGATTTGAAATTTTCATATCAAGGTACAGCAAGATTTAAACTTTCTTCATCTGGCGCAATGACAGTAGAAAACAACATCACGGCTTATGGTAACGCTTAATGACATTACAAACCTCTGGGGCTATATCTCTTAACCAAATTAACGTTGAGGCAGGTCGATCTAGCGGCACGACTGCATCGTTAAATGACGCACCTATAAGAGTTTTAATTGATAAGGCATCAGGGGCAACAAACTCATTTAGTGAATATTATGGTGCATCAAGAGATGTCTCAGTTACCTTTGAGTTAATAGGCGGCGGTGGCGCGGGCGGATATGGTATGTCTGATGGAGGCGGCACAGGCAACGGAGCCAGTGGTGGGTCTACATCCATTTCAGGGTCAAATATGTCTAACCTAGTAGGAACGTTAAGTTCGTCCGGTGGCGCAGGTGGCGCAAATGGCGTCAGTCTTTGGAACGATACTTCTAACAGACCAGGCCAAGCATCTCATTATGGCGCAGGTGGAGCAGGCGGAGCAAGTGACTCAGCAGACCCTGGTAAAGCTCCGGCGGCAACCTCTTATGGTGCAGGCGGAGGTGGCGGAGGTAGTGACGCTCCTGGCAGTTACGATAACGATGGTGCAGGTGGTCATGGCGGTAGCGCAGCTAGTAGAAAAACAGGTAGTTTCGATATTCTCTACGGCACTACTATAACTATAGTTGTTGGAGCGGGTGGCGTTGGCACAGGTGTAACATTAAGCCAAGGACGCGATGGAGGTAGCGGTGCAGGTGGCTATGTTGCAATTACAGCAAACGGAACCACAACAACTTACACATCACCAGGCACATACACACAAACAATGACGTAGGTAAAAATGACAGTAGGAACACGCTTTGCACATCTTCACACCTCAACCAGTGGCTTGAGTAGTGCTGTGTTAGATAAAACGACTGAATTTATATACTGTTTTAGAGATGGTGTTGAGAGTGTTTGCTTAGTAACACATGATCGAGATGTATTGACGGATGTGTGTGGCACTGTTCCAAACGATGTCTACAATGCAGACACGCGAAGATATGCGGTGGATTTAAGCACTGTTGGGACTAATAGCGTCAAAATGTATGTGGACTCTCCTGAGAGCGGTGAGGTTCTTACTGGTTATCATTTTTCTAGTGAAGGAGCTATTCTACAAAAGAAAACATATAGAAGAAATGGCGACAACATACTTCTTGATAGATATAACCCTAACAATAGCGTAATATCTGAGGGTGAATTAGAAACCATCTGTGCTAAATCTGATTGGGGTGGCAGTAGTTCACTAGCTGATAGTATTGAGAGTGTTGCCTCAGAACATAACTTCAAAGTAATATACTTAAAGAGAGCAGCGTCAAACCAAAGTTATATAAGAGTAGCTTAATATGCCAAACATCAGTTTTAAATTACCTAAAGGTTTTTTTGCAAACGGCACAAGCCATGATCGGAAGGGTCGATGGACGGATGGAAGTTTAGTAAGGTGGATAGGTAATGCTTTAAGGCCAATCGGCGGTTCGAGGCGTTGGGTTAATACTTCTCATGATAACGTTGCTTATAGAGGTATCCATTCTTGGCTTAGTTTAAGTAAAACAAAATATATAGCTTTTGGTGCGTTTAACAAATTTAAAGCAAGTAAGGGTGCGGGTGATGTTTTTTATGATTTGACGCCCGCTGATTTAAATTCTGGCCGATTAGATGCAGAATATGAGGATGGTTTTGGTTACGGATTTTATGGTCAGGGCGCGTTTGGAATGCCTATTCAGCAAAACCAAGATGGTGAGTTTGACCCTGCGACCACATGGGACATAGATAACTTCGGAGAAATACTTATCGCCTGTCACTCAGATGATGGCAGAATATTAGAGTGGGATTTATCGACAACAGGCGGACCTAATTTGTTAGACGCTGCAAACGCAGACTTTTCACTTCTA